CGAGAAGTTGGTGGTGGATTTCGATACCACCGTCAATTCCTCACCCACAGATATCTCGGGGAAGGGGAATCATGGGACGTTTTACAACATGGCTAGTAAATATTTGGTGAGTGAGAAGGCGTTTGTTTTTGATGGGACGGATGACCATATAAGTACTAATGAGATTGTACCGTCGATGGCTGGTGCACAACCACATACGATGTCTGTATGGTTTAAACCGAGTACCGTGAGTGGTTTACAATTTATAACCTGTTTAGGTGAAAAAGATGGTGGTGGTGCAGAGAGACAATTTTCAGCTATTCGTATAAACGGTTCTACTCTTCAATTCTGGACATATTCAAATGATTTGGGTAAAAATGGTGTCATCACTGCTGGTGTATGGCATCATGCAGTTGCTGTGTATGTAGGTGGTGCTACGTCTCAGAGTACCATGTTAATGTACCTGAACGGAGAAAAAATTACAAATTGGGACCAAGATACCACTGATGGACAGGCGTTAGGATTTGTTTCTCCAAGTTTTGCTTTAGGTGAAGATATTGGTAGAAGTGGCTACTATTTCGCTGGCCAAATCTCAAACCCCAAACTCTACAACGTCGCCCTCGAACCCTCGGAGGTCCAAAAGTTGTACCGGTTGGGCCGAACCGGGCGGTCCATGGTCATCAGCGACACGGCCGTCGGTATCGGGAAAGTCCCTGAAGCGCAGTTGGATGTGAGGGGGAACTTGAAAGTGAGTGGAGGAATCTATACTGGTATGAATTATGCGGTATTTGTATGGTTAAACGGTTTTGCCACTGTTTCAACGGGGGGTAAAATTCCGTTTGATACAGCCGTGTATAACCCACTTGGGTTATGGAACACAAGTACGTATCAATATACGTGTCCTGTTAATGGAGTATACATGTGCACGGCTACATTACTTACTGGTGATAACAGTTATAATGGTAATCATGAATGGTACCTGAACGACTCGTCTTATTCACCCCGCTTACGGGGGCATGGCTCAACATCAGCGACGAGCCACAAGGATGCTTCATCTTCACTAATTATTTTATTGAATAGAGGTGATAGGTTAGATGTTCGAAATTCCAGTGCCGGTCAATGGTATGGGGCTACGGGATATGCCCATACGAGTGCTAACATTCATTTATTATATCCTATATAAATATAATGGCTCATACAGTGGCAATATTTCAAGCTGTCCGATCTTTGTTTAGTGACGAAGTACCATTTGTTAAACATAACGGAACATACGAATCGATTATATTGCCTGAAGGGTATACAAAACCAACGAAGGAAGCCTACGACGAAGTATTTACTCGATACCTAAATATAGAATTATTTAAGGAACTCCGCCAAGAACGCAACAGACGCCTCGCCGAGGTGGATTGGGTTTTCTCTTCGGATTACCACATTTCGAGTGAGGAGAGAGATGTGTGGGTCGCGTATCGTCACGCACTTAGGGACCTTCCCTCGGTGACAGAGGACCCCACAAACCCCGTGTGGCCCACGAAACCATCCATACCTAAGGGAACCACTTTAAATGTCGACCTCAAGAGTATCAATGATGTGGAAGTATCAGAAAACGCTCAAATTGTCCTCCTTCAAAATGTGGTCTTCAGCTTGACAAAAAGAATCGAAGCTCTTGAGAATGCTTAAAAATAAAGTCTCACTATATTATAAAATGTCTGGTGGTATCGCCCAACTTGTAGCTGTCGGTGCTCAGGATGCTCACCTCGTGGGTGCACCCGAGGTCAGCTTCTTCCGCTCCACGTACAAACGTCACACCAATTTTTCCCAAACTGTCGAACGTCAGGTCATCCAAGGTAACGTCAGCAACGGTGGTATGTCCTCCGTTCGCTTCGAGCGCAAGGGTGATCTCCTCAACTACGTCTACCTGGCCCCCCACGATTCGACCGGCCCCGATACAGAGCCTATCCCTGACTGGTCCACTCTGATTTCCAAGGTTGAGCTGCTCGTTGGTGGTCAGGTGGTGGACACCCAAGATTCCACCTACTCCACCCTCATCGCCCCTACCCTCTCCGCTACCTCGTCCTCTAAGTCTGTAGCGGCTGGTATCTACGACGGTGCCGGGACTGCGAAGTTCTACCCTCTCCGCTTCTCCTTCTGTGAGAACTGGCAGTCCGCCCTTCCCCTGGTGGCTCTCCAGTACCACGATGTTGAGATTCGTATCACTTGGGGGGGGTCCGCGGCGTCCCACTCGTGGAACATCTACGCGAACTACGCCTACCTCGACACAGATGAGCGCACCATGTTCTCCACCGGTTCCCAGAACATGCTCATGACCCAGGTCCAGAAGAGCATCGGCTCCAAGTCTAAGATTCAGGAGCTCAACTTCAACCACCCCATCAAGTATTTGGCGGCTGGTAAGAGCGGCGCCATTGGTGTCCTCAACAAGGCGAACAAGCTGAAGCTCCAAATTAACGGCACCGACATCTCGGACTACAAGTTCGCGGATCCCCACTTCACGTCGGTCCCTCTCTACTACCACACGACGAACTCCAGTGTGAAGGGTGACCAGCTCTTATTCATCCCCTTCTGCCTCGATGCCGCAAAGCTCCAGCCCACTGGCACCCTAAACTTCTCCCGCCTCGACTCGGCTCGGATCCAGTCCACCGGTCAGGACTTTGTCGAGGACATCTACGCCGTAAACTATAACGTCCTTCGTATCGAAAATGGTATGGGTGGCCTTTTATATTCTAACTAAATAGTAATAGTAACAATGTTTTGGAAGATCGTTTTCCTCCTATCCATCGTTTTTGTATTGACGTACGACCCAAAATCCAGGACAATCGAAAAGTTTGTCGGTCAGCCCACACCACCGACCAACAAGTCCTGCCAACCTACGCATTACCAAGCCGTTCAGTTCGCGACAAGCCCATACCAGTGTCCAAATGACGACACGACCTCTATGGGCGTTTTAACTTAAAAACAAAACTCGTCTATAAAAGTATAATGATTCCCATTGATCGTGAAACCATGACTATCATCGCCACCATCGTGTGCATCGCCGGTGTTATCTTCCTGTTCAAGGAGCTCAACAAGGCTAAGCAGGATGTTGACGAGCTCAAAGTTTTTTCGGCCCACATGGTTCGCCATCTTTCCCAGCCCAGCCGTCCTCGGGTGGAGAAACCCGAAAAGGAGGCACTCGAGGAGGATGAGTCGGAGGTAAAAACCGAGGAATAAACATATCAACATATTATAACTTGCGAATGCGCAATGAAAAAACATAAGGCGATAGCGATACCGGTTAGCTTTAATGGTGATCAACTGAGATTTCTAACCGTGAGAGACTGGAGGTTCAAGGATTGGATTTTTGTGACGGGTGGATGTAGACGTAGAGAAATCGCAAATCCAATCCGTTGTGCCTTACGAGAATTGGAGGAAGAGACACGGGGTGTAGTGTCCCTAAAACACGTAGAGTATACAGATTTCAAATTCACGGTTCAGGAAAGTGCTACGGTTGATCTTGAATACAACGTATTTGTATTTTTTGTGGACTACAACCGTGCGGAGCAGCACAACCAGGTCAAGAAGTTTTACGAGGAAAAGGCGAAGATGAATTTGAAGAAACTTCACAACCAGCCAATCCGAAAAACACATGACGAGAACGATTATATGAGTTATGACACTTTACCGGAGTTTAATTCACGTAAGCGTTGGAATTTAATCGTTGACAATGTCATAAAAAACCCTGAATTTTACAACTGTGTTCAATCACAGGATAGAAAAAAGTTTTCTATAAAATAATGAAGTCCAAGGCTTTCATTTTGAGACAGATTTCAGAACTTCTTGAAAAGAACAGGGGTCTGTGTGACATTGAGGTTCAAGAATGGATAAAGGAAAATGATAAAATGACAGTCTATGAACTTTTGACCTTTAAGAAGGAATTGTCGAAAACTAAAGAATATCAGGATGTCTCATGTATGAGATGGTTTAGAGATGAGGATTCTTAAATATATATGTTTAAAAGCTGGTGTACCCAAAACGGCTTTCTGAAAAAAGTCCCCAATCCATCACACGTGCTCCTAGACGGAGGTTGCCTGTCTGTGCCGTTTGATAGATTGAATGAATTTTATGATAAATATGTGGAGGCTGTAAAAGCTGACGAAAAGTTGTTTGTCGTGGAGCAGAAGACGACCACGTATAATTTTTTTGTTGACATCGACTACAAAGATGATGATAGTCTCGGTATTGACATGATTGAAGATATTTGTGAAGTGATATGTAAATGTGTGAAGAAGTTTGGGGGGAAGGAATGTATCATATCTGTGGCTAAACCAAAAAAGTCTGGAACCAAGATCAAAACTGGCGTGCACCTGAACTGGCCCGGGTTCGTCGTCAATCAGGATATTGCGGTATACCTGAGAGATTACATAATCTCTGACCTATTCAGTTTCAATAGGGATGTTTCGTGGGACACCGTTATTGATTCATCGGTGTATGGAAATCCGGATAGAAAAACAAAGGGGAGTGGGTTCCGTATGCCTTGGTCTCACAAAATGAACAGGGGTGTTATCGAAGGAATGTATCTACCCCTCTTCAAATATACATGGCCCTTGTCTACCCTCGTGAGAATCGAACCAAATCCAGACACATCGGTATTGAAATCAGCAGCTGTCAGGACAGATAAGGAGGTTACCATTTCCATAGATCTTGCAAACTCCAAGCGGAAAGAGGGTTCTTTCACTGCCGAACAGATGAAGAATGAACTCTATGACACAAAATTGAGAAACATGTTGGAGACATTCATCCGTAAAAATATGACGGGGCAGGGTGAGGCTTACATTACAAAGATTTTCAGTTCGAAGAATACATTTTTAGTATCCAGCACGTCGAAGTGGTGTGAAAATATAAGGAGGAAACACAACTCCAACCACGTATGGTTTTTGATCAGTGGTAAGCAAATTTTACAGAAATGCTTCTGCACATGCCCGACCCTAGATGGGCGAAAAGATGGGTTTTGTAAGGATTTTGTTGGACGAAGACACGAGCTTCCCAGTGAAATCACATCGATCCTCTACCCAGACAAAGAAGAACTCAAAAAGTGTAAAGAAGTTGTAAAGTATACTGACAAACCTTTACCAAATGTCAGGTCACAGATGGAGTTCTTCTTGAACAAGTGGATGAAGGTTGACAAAGACACGAAGATTATCGATATCAAACGTCAGAAGGGTGGTTTACAACTTACGACAACATCTAGGTTCTGTGAAACCACTACGACGTGTCACGATCAATTGATGGCATACACTATAAAAAAGAATGAGATTAAACAGTCATGCCCCGTATGTAAAAAATGCACAGCGAGAACTCATAAATTGACTCCAAACATTATTAAACTACTTAAACAATAATCAAGTAATGAAGGTAAATGACGAATACCAGATCGGGTAGAGTGATCCGTAAGCCAACTGTTTTCGTCCCTACTGAAACAGTATTAGATGATGACTACTGCACTGATGACTATGATACTGATGCAGGCTCTGACCTAGACACAGATGAAGAGTGTTATTCCGATGAAAGTGAGGATGATTATGACGAAGATGCGGATGATAATGGGAACCTCAAAGATTTCGTGGTTGATGATGAGGATGAAAGTGAGTCAGAAGACGCTTAAAAAAAAGAGAAACTACTGTAGTAATGGAAACTGATATTGGAAATCCCATAGAATACGACCCCGACATAGATCCTCTTGTCCAAGAAGAGAATGAAAAAAATAGTCAACAAGTGCCTGATGAGCAACAGTATTATTTTCAACCTCAAGAGATGAACTATCAGTATCAATCTCAGACTCCTCCACAGGAGAATGATTTATTTAAAAATATAGACAAGTCTACATGGATCATCGCATTCGCTGTGTTCCTACTCGGCTTCTTCATGGGTAAGACTATGCAGCCAGTCATACTCAGATACGCCTAAGCTTCAACAATTTCCTTGAGATGCGGTGATCCACTCAACCAATTATCATCTGGAATAGTCGAGTAGGGAATAAATGTCCCCATATCACCCTTTTCGAACACACTACCATATGTATCCAATCCAGTATCCTCGACAAATCCAACTGTCGAAGATACTTCCACCTCTTCTTCTACAACTTCTTCCTTTTCCTTTTTGTTTTTTAAAGTGTATGGTGTTTTAAAAAACAAAATAAAGAATGCTCCAACCATTAATATAGTCAGAATTATACCTAACATTGTTTATTATATGTGTAGATTATTTATTTTTTTTACGCTGAGGAAACCTCTTCGTCCGCATCCTCCGTGATCTCCCCGAGCTTGGCCTCTGTGGAGTTTTCCGCTTCGCGTAGCTTGCGTCGTTCCTCTAACTCCACCGCCACGATAGCATCCGCCTCCTTGACGAGTTCCTCCATCGGGGCATCGGGCTTCTCCTTCTTGAGACGCTCGAGCACCTCGGCTGGGTGGGAAACTGGGGATTCATCGGGCTTGGTGTAAAACTTAGAGTTGTCGTCACCCGGGGTGAAATGATTCTTGTCACTCATCATAGCATCCTTACGTTCCTGGAACATACGAGCCGCTTGGGACTGGTTCTCCTTGTATCCAGTCATGATTTCCTCAAGCTTCTCATTCGTGTAGTGGACGTCGTCGATTGCGGCGGGATCGGGGGGGATTAGAAGCCACTTATACATGTCTACTACGTAAATGTCAAAGGTGGGATCCTCTTTCTGAAGGCGCTTGGCGTGTTGAGCAGCTTCGTCACGGTTGGCGAACGCACCACGAATCTTGACACCGAACTTTTCATTCTTCTGGGGAGCCTCAGGCCCAACGACAGAAAGGCACGCGAACAGTTGACCGGGGACAGTAGTATAATCTTGGGTGAGAGACATTATAATCATTGTTACGATCAAAACTTTAAGTTCTTTATACTTAAGTCAACTCTTAAAGGAATGAATCTATTCAAAACCATGGAAGAGATTCGTAAGAACCATAACGAGGCCAAGCGATCCTTGATACAATCCGTCACAAAGGAGGGTCACAGTATTTTGGATGTTGGTTGTGGTTTTGGTGGTGATCTTCAAAAATGGCATAGGTGTGGTGCGAATATAAATATGTGTGACCCAGAGCCGAGTGCTTTAGTCGAGGCTAGGTCTCGAGCCAAGAATATGCACATGAGAGTGAACTTCTACGAGGGTGACATACATAACTGTCCAAATAGAAAACATGACATCGTCTGCTTTAATTTTTCACTGCATTACATCTTCGCCACGAGAGAGCTTTTCTTTAGCTCGATACGCGAAATCAAAAAAAGAATCAAACACGATGGAAAATTGATAGGCATCATCCCAGATTCAGAGCAGATTATTTTCAATACACCATACTTGGATGAAGCTGGTAATTTTTTCAAATTGAAAGAACATGGAAATGGGGGATTTGGAGAAAAACTATTCGTCAACCTCGTCGATACACCCTTCTACGCTGATGGTCCAAAATCAGAACCTGTCGCGTATAAGGACTTACTCGTGACACACCTGGAGGAGATCGGGTTCAAGTTACTAAGTTGGGAGAGTCTGAATGGCAACCGAATATCAAAACTGTATAGTAAATTTATCTTTGTATATAAAAGATGAACGCACCTCTGATCACTCTGCTCGTGGTGGTGATTTTCTTTTTTTATAGGGCTGAGAGACCAGAGAAATTGAGACTAGTCAATGAAAAGTATAGAACACTCAGGGAACATCTCAGAGAAACGAACAACGAAAAGTTTCACATGCTCATGCGTCACATCCCCATCACTGGAAAGCTCTGGATGAATAACAGTGTTGGGACAAATACGAATAAGGGTGGTGAGATTGTGGTGTGTTTGGATGGTGAGCCCAATGAAATTTTCCATGTTCTCATCCATGAGCTCGCACATTGCACAGTCGAAGAGTATTCACATTCACCAAAGTTTTGGGAAAATTATGAAGAGTTGAGAAATATCTGTATAGACCTGGGTATATACGAAAAGGTCACGGAGAGGAAGGAATTTTGTGGTCAGCATGTCCAGGACAAATAATCTCAGTTAAGTTTAATGAAGACACCTCTTTCTGTCCTTGCTACAGCCATAGCTTACTGGGCTGCCATGTACATCGTTCTAGTCATCCCTCAATTTTCTAAAAGCTATGTGATTAATCTTTTCTGGATGACATTGATCGCACCTAACTTAATGCGGCTTGCCATCGGCAAACTGCCTCAACTCGCTGTGGATCGCGGATTTTTCCTAGTATCTACACTCATCGGTTTCATTCTCACATACCTCATCAACCAGGTATCCCCCGACACACGAGAGGCTATGAAGAACAATAGGGCGTCTAATGATAAGAAACTGAAACTTGGTGTCTTATTATTAGGGACATTTGCCTTTGGAGCTTTAGTTGCGTATTTCGCTGGAATGGATAAATCCATATACAGTAACATGGGTTGGGAATCTAATGGTAAGAACAATATGTTACCTAATTTTTAATGACGTAATCCTTCAGTAAGAAGAATACGACAGCCGCCACAGCACCGGTGGAGGCAAGACCCACCAAACTTCTACCCCCTTGTTCGTTAAGGAACTTGGGGATAGAGGTCGCGAGACGATCTTGGATAGGTTTGCTTACAGAGATGGCAGCACATACACCAGCTACGACAGCGGTGAGTTGATCATCTGTCAGGTTGAAGGGGTTCTTGCTGGCGGGTTTCTCGGCCTGCACCTGATAAGCACCCTGGGGGTTGGGAGCTGTCATGTGAGGCATGGCACCCTGCATTCTTGGTTCCTCTGTCATCACAGGGGGCTCCATCATGATATCGTTAATGGGAGTAGAATCCATCGTCTCTTTATGTTCACTCACATTTTTTTCAGGTGGAATATACGCTTCATTTTGCCTGAAAGAAGTAGTTTGATTATTGTTCAGGGGCACCATACCCTCCCCATTGTCAGAGAGGCTCATGGTCATAACGTTGTCATTCGCCATTTAATATACTCCTATGTTTTAGAATAAAATTAAATTACGCAATCATTTTGTCTTTGTGATTTTAAGATTCGTCTTACGGGTGGCCTTCTTGGCGTCGTCTTCCTTCATGTCTCCATGTTTGGGGTTATACATCTTTTTGTGAAGTCTCCACAGGTCAGCACTTCCCACCCTGAAGTTCTTCCTCATGGTCGCTTTATACCAAAACACACAGTCCTGTATCTTATTACTTTTCACAGTGTTATCCAGAACGAGACACTCATAATTCTCGGTGCACGCATCCATGACTTTACAGAACATGTCGAACGAAGGAAAGATACCAAAGAAAGATTTGTAAAGTTTCTCTCTATTTTGAATGATGTTCTCCCTGAGAATAAAAACGTAATCCACGTTGGCACGGAGGGCTGGTGGGAGGTCCATGACATACTGCATGGTCAACATGAAAAAGATCTTCCAGTGACGACCATTCATAAAACACTGACGAATACAGGTATCTTTGAGAAACTTCGAGTCATACATACAATCATCGAGTAACATGAAAGCCCCGCAATTCTTTTTACCACCCCCGACAAGTTTACGTTGTCTACTCATGACTCTTTCAATCGCGTCTCTGTCGTAGTCACCGTATACGAATAGGTCTGGAATAAACTCCGAATAAAAATGGTTGCCCTCTTCTGTTCCAGAGAGAACTATACCAGCGGGGAGATGCTTCTTGTGAAACATGATATCCTTCACCAGAGTAGACTTACCAGTGTTCCGCTTGCCTATAAAGACACAGACTCGATCATCTGTCATATTTTCAGGCTTGAATTTCCTCAACTGGAGATTCATTCTAGTATTATTGTGGGTTTTATTAAATCTTTTTTAACTCATCCTGATAAACGTTATATTCTGGATAAAACAATCTTAACACACTGTAAATGTTTATGCAAACAGGTCTTATCGGTAATACAGACGATACAGCTAATCAATACATCACCACCATGATTGACATTCTATTACCTGTCATGGAACAGAGTATGCTATACGCAGGGGAATACGCTAAGGGTTGTGGGCGTGACATCATTCTTCCCGAGGATGTTGAATACGCGATAAAATACTGTGCGATGCGTCGTGTTGGACAGATTGTTGGCAGCACTATGCCAGAGATTTATGACGATTCCGAATCCGATTCGGATGAATCCTCTGTAGAAGATGTGTCTCCAGAGGAGTGTCCCGAGTTCATCAGATATTCAGGAGAGGACCATTTACTAACTGAAATTAATCAGGCCCGCGACAGTTGGGAGAACTGGATTCCACAAAGTCCGGCAGAAGAGATGTTAAAAAATGCTATTAATAATAATGAGCATCTCGGAGCCTGAGCCATGGTCGTTCAACGGTGAAGACCATTTCAAGAAATATGAATCAGAAGAAAGTTCGGCGGATGAATCTGACGACGAAGAGATATTTTCTAAAAAGATCAAAGGTAAGAAATTCAAAAAAATTGTAGAAAAGGAGAAACTATCTTTCGAATAATTTTTTTTCCTGACTTACTATATAACACCATGTCCGCTGCTATCGAAACTGTCAACCTCGTTTCCCAGGAGCTCCAGACCCAGACCCTCAACTCCATTGTTGCGGGTTTCTCCTTCGCCGCGGCGATGTCCTGGATGGACTTTGTTCGCTGGTCGATCACTCAGATTGTTAAGGTTCCCAAGAACGGTGGCTCTCAGTATGTCCTCACCGCTCTCCTCACCACCCTCCTCTCGGTTGTGATCTTCCTCATCGTGACTGCCGTCAACGGCCGTGTCTCCAAGCCCGCCCAGCCCGTCTACGCGATTACTCGCTAAGCGGCTTTCCTCTTACCCATAGAGAGTATCAACAGGATACCTGTAAAAATAATTAGGGTAATATAGATGTATTCAATTTTCCATTCATAAAGATTCTTCTTATCAGGAATGCTTATGCTTGGCACCTTTTCCTTTTCCTTTTCCTCTTCTTCTTCCACTGGTTCTTCTTTCATCGGAGTAAGATTTTCTAATTTGTCCGTGGAACAGGTGATTTCAAATTTAAGGACATGATCTTGGTTTCTAAAGTCGTAGGGTATCAGTCGTCCGTGACTCATGTAAAAGAATTCGATTCGTAAGTCATTTATGGATTTAAGAGATCCAGAATGAAACTCGTGTGTCACTTTATCATCGGTGCCACTGACGTTCACAAAATCAGTTCCATCCAGGAGAATATGACCCGTGTAATATGGTTCTGACACGAACACAGACTGATTAAAGGTTTCGGATCCAGACGAGATGCGTAGCACCAGGGAATTGGGTCCACTCAAATTCGAAGCACCAAAATCTTCTGTACTTTCTAAATCTTCTGGGCCACTACCCAAAATCTGGTAAGGTGTTGTTGATAATATGTTAGAATCGTATCCACGGGCACCCCTTTTAAATAAAAAAATGAAATTCGAATAACCCCAATTAGAATTGAATGTATTATTATTCACATCATACGAAAACCCAGCGCCAGTAAGTCTATTATTTATTTCAGTCGCTAGAGATGCTCCCGTGTAATTACCAGGTTGTAAGGTCACAGTTGTGTAATTACCCACCGGGTACAAACTATTTAAATGTGATGGTATAGCAACCCAAGGATCCTGCCCCTCTGGACGAGCTTGGGCGGCTCCAGTTTTATCTATGACGTCAAATTTGTTATTCGTTTCACATACCAGGAGCTGCGAAGCGGGAATACGACCTGAGACTAATTTGATTTGAGAAACGTCATAGATAGCGTCGTTTAGGGTCACGACATAATCATTCGGGTTCGCGTGGAGAGTTGGGTCCCTCTGACTACTGTCAATCGTAAAGTTATGAACCTTCATTAAAATATAGGCACAATATTTTAATGAGTGTTTTTGTTTACATGTAAATACTTTACTGGTAAAACTGATGCGCGAGGGGGTTGTTCTGAAGCTGTCTCTTGGCAATTTCCAAATTATTCACATGGGGGTTACCCTGTCCCTTGTAGGCGTTGAACTGATGGTAAGGTTTTTGTTGATAGTTTTGAGTCCACCCACCGTTCGCGGCGTTAATGCGACCGTCTATGCGGCTGGTGTCACTACGAACAGCTGTGACTGTGCCACCCTGCTTCAGAGCACTCTCACGAACATTCATGCGACCAGGGTTACCCATGCGGTTGGGCTTGCCACGCTTATCTTCGGGGCGGTAACCATGCTTCATGAGCTGCTGATTATTCTTCATGTTCATCTGAGCAGCGGCGGTGTTCGTGTAGCCACCCTTAAAGTTGGAAATCCCTGGAGCGGGCTGGTTGTAATGCATGAACTGGCCACCATTGTTATCACTCTTGAAACGTGTGGGGTCTTGGGCAGAAGTTGTGGCAGAGATGACACGCTTCGCACCGTTGAATCCTAGGTTATCACCGCGGTAACCAGTCTCCGAACGGTTAGTTGTTTTCTTTGTCCGTTCGTGCTCGTTACGGGGGACAACGCCAGTCATACCCTGAGCTCTCCCGGGCATAGTGGGAAGACGGGAAGGCATATGCGCCGTCGTCGCGGGTTTGTTGTGTGTCAACTGACCGACCACCGCAGCCCTACCACCAGTGTGATCAGCTGCAGGACCGGATCGTCCTGGAAGTGTAGTTAATTTGTATTCACCGACATTAACAGGGTTGACACGTAACATTTGTTGGAAGCCACCTGTGGCTGGGACGTTGGCTCCGACACCTAAACCAGGACCAACCAACTCCTTCTCTATGGGGGACAGGTTGTTCATCCTTCCGTGATCATACATCCTGTTTCGCATGTCCATCATTTCCTGACCACTAGTGCGAGACTGGATAGCTATGTCACCAAAGTTCTTCATTTCCTGTTTATGGGAAACATCGACGGGTGGTTCAAAATTGTCCTCTTCAACGACGACCGGTTTATTTACAAATAATGGTTCGGTAGTAACTTTTGGTGGTTGAGTTTTCGTACTCAAGTTACGACCAGCGTATACAAGACCCGCTACAGCCATAAGCGAAATGGGATCAGCCATTCTTACTTTTTGTTAACATTTTTATTAAGATACCTTTTCTGAAACAAACCATTCTGAAGGTCAGCCCTAGTGCTGGATGGCTCATACTGCATGGTTCTAATCGGCAATTTGCATTCCACATTATTGAGAGGGAAGTAATTTTTTTCATACGTTTGCACTATATGCTTGTTGAAACGAGATGTGCTCTGGGGACGAAGCTGATCACTCACGTCGATGTGCTGAGCTGGGGAACCCTTACCCGCCTTGTAAGGGGCAGTCCCATAAAGCACCGTGTTGGGTCTGCACCCACCACAGTTTACTGGACCACCCGGTTGAGGATAAACGAAAACCTCATCGGTAGCTTTGGTGGGGGGTAAAGCACCACTGTTCTGAATGATAGAAAGGCCAGGTTGAAGCTGATATGCCATTTACTATACCATGAGATATTTATCTAACTTTACATGTATGTCCCACCCCGTGGACCCCTTATATCCCCATCACCACCAAGTCCGGAATACGCCTCGAGTTGGACACCCCTAGCATTTGGATTACAGTGTTTGGAATCACTTTTGCACATGGGACCATTCTTGGGTCCATACAACCATTCCGCAAATTCTGTTTGTCCTCCTGGGATTTTAGATACAGGCATAGTCACAAACTGCCTCTCCACCGCGTTCCTCAGGTATTGAGGCATGGAAGTCCTCGACCGACCACTGTCATAGGGAATACGATCACTCGTGTATCTCTGAACATACGGCTTTACGGAGGGGTAGTAACAAGCCTCGAGCCTGTTAGGGGCGTGTGTATAATCAGTCATGAGCACGTTCCCCATAGGGTTGTCCATGGTGGGTTTCTGGCACATATTTTTCCCAGTCACTGGCGCTGTCCCATAGCTTTCCTTCACCATTTTCGACTTATAAAGAACGTAAATCACACCGAGAATAGTCACACCGAGTATAAAGACACGGGGATCACGACGGATTAAATATAAAAGTGTAGAAGCGTAAACAATAAACCTCGACGCGGAATTAATCCTGTCTTCTGGGGTCTGCTCACTATTTGGCCAAAATTGTAAAAAGTATTTTTCATCAACGAGCTGGCGAGGATCGTCGAACCAAACCTTCATTTAGTATATGCTCAGGTTTAATTTTTTGGTCCAAGACCACCGAGCATACTGCCCATCATCTTCATGAGGGCATCCTCGTTTAGCTCACCACCCTCATCCTGCAGCTGAGACGCGACACCCTGTGCAAGTGCCTCAATCTGAGCCATCTTGTCTGGGGGTAGAGCCATGATGGTAGTTCCAAGCATATACAGGGTCTGCATATACTGCCAAGTGGCATCCTTTGTGTTACTGGACATACGCTCCCAGTAGGAGGCGATGTCGAGTTCCTTCAAAAAGTCAATCTTAGAGCACTCCTCTAGGAGAAACTTGTCATCCTTCGCAGAAATCTGTTCAGCGTAGGGGGATACACCCTTCATAAAACCATCCACAACGAGACGAGGGTTGGTGGACTTCAACACGTCGAAAGACGTGAGCATTTTCTTGATGCCCTTTTCATCTGGAAAAGTCTTGTGCAATTCCACAAGAAATTGACCCATCATATCATTGAAAGCAGAGACAGACGCCATTTTCTTATTTTACAAATCTAATCTTTAAGTTTAAAAAGGCTCGGTAGAAATAGCCTCACGTTTACCAATTCCACCAGAAACGATAAAGAACACGAGAATGGCGTTCAGTGTCGCGGGTTTGGTATATTTGTTGAGCTCAAGTTTACCCTCGTTGTTGAGATAGGCCTTGAGATGTATGTAACCAGCTGTGATACCACCGGCAATTAGGGCAGCACTCACGGGATCTCTTAAATAATTGGACAGGTCTTCCATTTAATTATACCTGGGATTTTTTATACGACGCTCTGGTGCGTCACCGAATAGGACCCCATCGTCTTCAGTTGGGGGGGGTTGCTGATACTCAGATGGCTGTTCGGGTCCGGGACCTTCACCATACTCTTCGGGCTCGGGATCCTCGATAGGGGGGGCTTGCACACCGGGGACAGTCTTGAATTCATTCTCGAGACCCGTGAGTTGGGGTTCGGGCTGCATAGGTACCTCACCCGGAATCTCACCCTGAGTTTCACCCTGAGTTTCACCCTGGACCTCTTCGGGATCCTCCTCAGTGAAGGCGTTTGGGTCGTCACCTTCATCCAACACCTCGGGGTCAGCGCTATCCTGAACATCCCCATCTAAGGAAATATCACGCGTTTCTTGGGACATATAGGTCTGCAGGATTTGCTGCACGGGGATCAGTTCCTTCACAGTGTTTTCGATACACACACAGAAACGCCTGGTGAGGTTCTCATCCCTGACGTATTCACTCTGTTCCTCGTGGAAAACATAAGGGTCCTTGTAGAGATCACGCGCGGCGTTGTTGTAGCACGTCTGAATGAAGACCTCCTCAGTGGGAAGTTTGAGTGCAATCTTCTTGTTGTCAGCCTTAAGGCGGACAGCAGAGAGAATCTTCGTGCATGCCACAAAGACGGCGGCCAATAGATCGTTAAACCAAGAACAACGCCCGGTGATGTTATCACTGTGTCGCTTAGACATGGCGTTCGACCAATTGGGCACTTCTTTGAGGAGTTTTTGGAACATGATCAATATCTGCTTCCCCTTGGAGGTGTTTATCGATTCATTATACATTTCCTGGAAAACTTCAATCATAGCTGGGGTCATGATTAAACATAACTGTCCGAGGTATTCCTTCTTGGCTTCGACGAGAACGTTTAAATTGTCCATTTATGATTAAAGGGGTTTTTAAAATGAGATATTACTACGCACCTTCCCTGTATTTGTTCGCCATCTTTTTCAGGTTCATAAGATTTGGGAAATCCTCATCCCCTCCCCCCTTGGGTTCTTGACGTGCTTTCTTCTTCTTTGGGGTGAACCAGGACACGTATATTTCACCTTCGTTTATCATCCGAACCGTGAATCCACCCAGCATAAACTGTCTGGCGACATATCGAGCAGCCTGACCCCTGTCGAATGTGGGGTATCCAACTAAAAAGTTGGGTATTGTCAAGAATATCTGCTTACATCCAAGTTCGACAGATTGTTTTATTTTTGATGAAAACTGTTCATATATTTTGGTGTAGATTTCCTTTTTTATACGTTTTCTCCTTTCATCAATCTTCGTCACATCATTGATGCTTAACATTACTATTTACTGCAATTTATTTTTCACCGTTTCAAACCCACTGGAAACTGTCGATTGAATTTTCCTGAGACCATTGACAAGACTTTGGTCATTCTCAAGGTTTCGCAGAAAGTCGTCTGTTTTTTTCCTCGCTACATTCACGTTTTCTTCTATATCCTCTCTCAACTCAAGAAGTTCAGCGTTTACTCGTTTGGATTGAACATCAGCACTTTCTGGTTCCTCCTCCTCTATATATGGCCTGACAACTTCAAGTTCTGGGTCCCTGAACATTTTCATCGAAGCGTCAAAGTCAGACCTGTCGGGGATGTGATTATTTCTTATGAGTTTATAGCTCTCAAAGTCCTTCCCCATTCCCTGACCGACGAATGAAAGCGTCTGGTCAGAATTTTGATACCCTATCGGTTGAGATCGGATGGCTAAAAGTCTCAGTGGCTTCTTCTCTTCACCGATGAACCATACAGTCACGGAAAACCCAAACGAAAAACCATCCTTCTTTACTGTCATGAACTGACATTCATAAACTGTATCATCTTTCTTGATAAACTTCTTCATGGACATCGTCTCTATGATGTAGTTCGCTATACCAGTTCTCTTATGAATTTCTTTGTTTGTGAGTAGAACCACACTTTCCATCAGATCCGCTGTGGCGTCGTTTTTGACTTGCTCGTAACCCCTCAACTCCGGATAAGGATCCATCAATTGGGTTTGCTTCGGAACTACATACCCTGAGAATCCGAACATATCGTAAGCCTCCCGTTCGTTTGTCAAAATGAAAACGACAATTAATAATATGAATGCGAGGAGGTAATTCATATTATTAGTATGCGTTAATTTTTTTTAGAATATTACCTTGTGAAATATTAGATGTCATTATTGATCTACAGTCCTAGGTGCAAATTTTCGATGGAAGTCATCGAATACATCAGAAAACATCAACAGCTCAAACAACTTGTGCAATATCACAACATAAACACACAGGGTATACCGGCGAGCTACAAAAACAAAATCACGAGGGTTCCCACGATGCTCACACAAAACGGTAAAATTTTGGTGGGTAATGAAATCAAGAATTGGTTAGACTCCCTACTTCCAGCTAAGGAGATCTCACATGAGGCGGTGAGTGGGATGGGATGTGCTATGTCTTCCCTAGATGGTAAAGGTGACAACGCTCATATGTTCTCACTAGAT